TATCGTTCATAATCATATCACACACTCACTTTATTAAAAAGTTCATTCCAAATTATCTTTTGCTCAAGATACTTATCAAAAGATAAGGCAGGGATACCATTAGCACGACATTCAAAACTTGATTCTTCCCAACCCTCATAGAACGAATTAATTTGTTCATCGGAAGAAAGGTTGATATCAAGTTGTGCCATTAGACGTTTTTGAGTAGAAGTAAATGTTTTCATAATTCATATCCAGTTACAAATCTATCAACAGTGAAATAATGAGTTCCATCAAATGAAACAAGATATCTAGGAACATCAGTTTTTACATCATCAACTGTCCAGCTATAATCTCTACGTTCAGCAAACTTTACAACACCAGTATGAGATACTACTGGAACTACATTAAAATTAAGTGTAACAGTTAAACCAACTACATAATTAACATCTTTTTTCATCATTTCAAGTATATACATAACAACCTCATAATTTAATTTATGAGTCTATTATATCATAGTTTTAGGAAATGTAAACGTTTTATTTCACTTTATTTGAATATTTTTCATATTTATCTTTACTTGATTTCTTTATATCAATAAACATATCTGGATTGCTTATCCGTAAATCATCAAATACAATTTTACAAACTTCTTGCCATTCAATATCTTCATCTGGGTGAAATGGTATACAATCGTGATATTTTATCGACAATTCAATATATCGCTTATTTGCTTCTTCTAAGGTCATAGTATCTATTCATTTCTTATTTGTCTCTATGTTAACTCTTTGGAAAGTAGTCCATAGATTTACTAATGCGTATCTTGGACTAATAAATCCAACTATTATTATTGCAATACCAAATACTACTATAAAGATTCGTTCTAAGAAAAACTTAATAATCATATTCATAATTTGCACCTTCAATCCTAAGATTAACGACTTCAACAAAATCCTTTAATCTTGCTATATGATAACTGGTGCTATTGGAATCTATTTTCAAAGAGATTTGTTTTAGTAAATCAGTATAAACTTTCTTTTCTTCAGTTGTCATTTCATGCATAATAGTAATCAAACTCCTCTATTGTTTGCCTCCAAGATGTATGGAGTATTGCTTTACCTCCCTTAGCTCGCCATTGATCTACGTTAGAAAGTGTATCATCAATCAATAGTCTATAAGGTCTAGCATAAGTTTGCTTTAATATCTTTCCAGGTACATATATAGCAGGATATTTAATATCATAATCTTTTAACCATTGTTCTTTTTGACTTGATATAGTTTGCTTAAGTTCAATTCTAGCAGTTGATGTTAGTAACTTTATATCATAATCAAACTCAATACTAGTTAAAAACTGCAAACCTTCTTCCAGATCAGGCATAGGATCAAGAATAGCAAATTGTAGTTCATCAACCATAGTAGCAAATCTTCCTTTATATGCACTCTTCTCTTTATTTTTAGATGGATAATCTAGTTCAGGTTCTTCCTTGAACCGTTCTATAAATCTCTTCTTAAAATCTGCAAGTACACCATCCATATCTACATATATGGCTTTAATCATAATTTATACCGATCCTTCATAGAAAATACCAATGGAACTTTTATTAACTCAGATTCAATCTTTTTTTTTCAAGTTTAAACTTCGCATAAGCCCAGGTTAATGGCAATATTATTAAATAATAAATTGCCGATATTGAAAGTGTAATTAGTATATAAACCGCAGCAACTTTATCAAATGGCTTTGGTAAAAACACAAATGAAAAACATATAACTAAATGGAAAAACAATGCTATATAAAAATAATTAATATTCTTAAATATCCACTTTAAAAACTCTACTTTATCTTGCATTATATCTCCTAACACGTACCAGTTAAATATATTCTTCTATATACAATATAGTTATTAGCAACTATCACAAATACAATAGTCATTATACACGAAATAACTAATTCACCCGTTATAATTAAAATAAACAATGAACTAACTATTAAAAACATCAAAATAAAATCCATAGTATAAACTATAAAAGTCTTCATTCTACCTCTTCTTCTGTATTAACACAAATTGCCCTTTTAATCTTTTTATAATTACCTACATCTGTTTTCTGAATCAATCCAACTTCGCAATCTGATGCAGTTGGATATTCATATACTACTATTTGCCCTGTAAACATTACAATTAGTAATAGGTACATTAATTATTTTCCTTACCGGCGGTTATACCAAAATAAAACATTGTTAGTCCAATCACCAACCATATTGCTGGTTGAATACCTGGATCGAATTGATTAACCTCTACATATAATAAGGAACCTATAATCATTAATGCACCAACAACTAAACGTATTAAACCTTTCATTTTTATATCCTCAAATATTAAAAACAAGACTAGCAGCCATATAAAAGATACCGAAAGCAACTGCATATATCATAGTCAAAATATTGTTTTTCATTTTATTTCTCACTTGGTTTATTTAATTTATAAGTTATTATACTATACACAATCACTAAAGTCAAAGTTTATTTTCCTATCGCACCATCGAGCATATCTTTGTAAATTCTAGGAGACCACCCAAACAATTTGCAAATTTCATTTCCTGAAAGAGTTGAATATTTCTTTCCTAGGTTTAAAAAAGTTCTACCTAAAAAATTTATTCTAAAGGAATCTTTGAAATCAGAATCAATTTCAGCAACATCAATTAAAGATAATGCCTTTGATAGTACGTCATTAAAAATAACAATAGATTCTTCTGTTGGAGAATCTGACTTTATTAACAGAGGTTCATACAAACTATTGCATTCTTTTTTTATAGTTTTTGCTAATTTGTTCACATTGTACATAGATTTAAAAAAATTCATAATATAATATTCCTCATTTATTTAGTTTATGAGTCTATTATATCATAGTTTTAGGTAATGTAAACGTTTATTTTCACTAATAAAAATTATTTTCAAATGTTACCCGACATATAACGCGGCAATACCAAACATAATAAAATTTAAAACGGTTGAAATTACCAATAACGAAAACAGTTTGGTATTCCAATTTCTAAGATATTCCAAATCATCACCTAGACGTTGAAGTTCTAAGAAATTTTCCATAGAATCTGTTTGATGTTCTTTAAGGTCATCTTCTCTCATTTTATTAACTTTACTAATTAACACATTAAGTTCTTCAATACACTGTTTATGCATTTCAATATCTGCATTACGTTCTTTGATAACATCAAATAATGCGTCTTCATTACTTTTTAGTATATCTTCAAACTCTGCGTGTTTAACCCATTTCCCAGTATTAGACTTAATCAGTTGTGCGAACGCACCACTAAATCTTTGCTTATATCTTTCCATTTTAAATCACCAGTTCATCTTCAAATTCTACAAAAACGCTTTCTATTGAACATTCCGTTGGAGAATGAACTTTAGCATAAAATAATTTAGCATCAGTACGACCTCTGTTAATTGCTGATGTAATTTGTAATGTGATGTTTTCTCCGGAAGAATACATTTGCAAAGGAATAAAGTTTTCTTCCAAAGTTTTCTTCTCTTCATCAGTGTAATTTAAAACATCTTCGAGCATTTTTACAGTATTTTTATCTTTAATTCTATTCATTTTAATACTCCATTAAATCTTCGTTGTCATACGTTACAAATGCATCTAGTTTCGCTTCATCAGTCCAAGAATGGCAATAATCATAATCATTATCTTCATCACATAACTTTAGGACTTCATCTCGGGATACTATCCTATGAGATATAATAGTTTCGCCAAGAGATAATTGTGAAAACTCTTTGGCTTCTTCCATTGTAACTGTATCTAGTGCCCAAACAGAATTACCAAATGGAACTTCAACAACATAACGCATACGGTATTGATGGATACATTCTACTAATACTAATTGTGTTTCAGAACCTGGATTCTGTATACCTATTGCTTGTTCATTCATTTTCATATCCTCAGTCTTGTCATACCAATAATTTACTTCACCAGGATATGGTGCACCTGTTGGACCATCTTTTTTTGTTATATCACTCATTCTACTGCCTCATAGGTCATTTCAAAAATATGTGGTTTACAGGGATATAATGAACCAGTTTCCTTCACATCCTTTTGCCAAGCACGATGCATCCAGTCTGGCCCAATCACAATTAGAATTTCTTGTTACTTCTGTAATTTGAAACGCTTCAATTACTACTGGTTTCTTTCTATATTTCATTATCTATCCTTATAATATTGGTATTAAATTTAACTAACTTTGATACACCTTTAACTTTTTCTAATCTAAAACAATCGCCTTCTTTCCATCCAATTTCATCAGTATTAAGTTCTTCATCAAGAATAATGCCAAAGGAAAATAATTCCCACTTATAATCTAAGTAAATCATCTGCTTTCCTCAGTGAGAATGAACCATCGTTATTGTCTATCCAAGTTATCTTATCACCGTCAAACCATTTCAATTCTTCTAATAGTTCTTCGGGAAGTTTAATTATCAAATCATTATCTGGACCAAACTCATAAACTTCAGTTGTATATGTTTTAGACATCTTCCCTCCAAATCTTGCCACAATCTAGGCAGGTAAACTTTTTCTCATAACCATCATCACTAGGATCAAAGTTTCCTGTGCTACCAATATGTTCTACTGAAGTATCTATATGATTACAACCATATCTAATATGTCGCAATTCACAATTCAATCGGTCAATCTTAACTTGGATTTCTTTTACTCGTTCTTTAGTAGGCATCATTGACCCCCAAGTCTTAGGAAAGGTCCAATCTTGCCTGAACCTGAGAAAAAATCCATTGAGTCGGAAGATTCGTGAAAATGTTCAGTTGGAAGTTCTAGGTCAACCCAGTGACAATAACTGCCGTATCCTGATGAATCTTCATTGAGAACATCAACTGTAGTTTCTGGTGGAAGTGTTTGGAGATAGGTGATAAGTTCTGCTACAGTTGTCATATTATTTCTCATTATGAATTAATCTAAAAACCCAAGCTGGGTAGGATATTCCAATTTCGTATCCAAAAATACTGAGAACTACCCAACCAAAATTTCTAAGTTTTGTCGCTAAGGTTTTGTTAAAAATAATAACAATCCCAAACTGCATTATTGTTAATTTAATAAAATCTCTTTTCATAATATATAATCTCTCTTTATTTAATTTATGAGTCTATTATACACTATTTTCTGGAAATGTAAACGTTTTATTTTAGTTTTTCCAAATCTTTTTTCAATCATCATTCAACTCCAATAAACTCTAAAATCTCTGCTCTAAATTCACCACCACGAAAATTATCCGCAATATGATACCCCATTGTATAGCAACCCATCGCAACTATTGCATCGTGTTCTGGTCTATATTCAACATTTACAGCAGCGGCAAACTCTGGACCCCAAAATTCTTTATTACTTTCAATAAAATCACTTGTCATATAATCTCTCCAAATCTTTCTTCAATCTTTCGTGAAATGTTTCCTCACCATCATCTCCAGAAAGTAACCAATCAATTCTCTGAGTATATACAAATGCTTGTTTCAAATACCATACTGCCAATTTGAATTCTTGTATAGTATCTTCAGAAAACCCATTGCCTTTCTTATCATAATATTCATTAACTTCTTCTGAATCATTATAATAGATTTCATCTTCAATATCTGCTGAGATTTGGTCTAGGTTATATTGACTGTGGTTAAAAAATCCGCCACTCATTTGAGCGACCTATAATCATCACACACCACTTCACCTGGACCAAGCACTGTTAATTTTTTTAACATAGATTCATCATCACCCATTTTGATATGATTACCTTCTTCATCAATTATCCATAAATATTCTTTAGCAAAATCATCGGTAAAATAATTGATTAATAATGGATTAATGCTATGACACACAACATCTTTAAAATCATCTTCGTCCCAATTGTTTACTAAATATGATGTCATAAAGTCAACAGTTTTCTCAACATTATAATCATTTTCAATTAAATAAAATTCAAATTTTTTGTCCAATTTTTGAATTTCATCTCCTTCTGGTTTTCTTCCAAAATAAATTCTCATATTATTCCTCACACTCTGGATACTGACATTGCAAATTCAGTTACTGGCATACTAACCACCTTGATGATATGTTGGATTCTGTGTAGGATTCCTATCTACTGACCCTGCCCACTCTGCACCATCATATTCAATCGGAAAGTAAACGAACCAAGTTGTCCAAAGAGTGAATGGCAATCCTGCGGTTCCACCATAACCAGCATCAAACGAAATATCAAGTTCTTCTTCAGTTAAGGTAGTCACATAATTAGTGATATCCTTATCTCCATTCTGAATCATTCTTTCTGTTATTTCTTTACGCCAAGTCGTCATTCTCATCTTAATAGCTCGACAATTCTTTTTGTAAAAACTGATTAAATTCTTCAACCATTTCTTTCTCACCTTTCCATTCAAGGAAGTCTTGGATACATTTACCAGTCATCCAGTTCTCTGGTCCATACCATTCATCACTATTCGAATCTAAAGTCTTTATAAATTTCTTCAAATCATTCAAATCTATTGTTACTTTCATTTCACTTTCCTCAATAATTAGTTTATGGGTCTATTATAAACTATCTAATCTCAAATGTCAATATATTTTATTTCAAAATCATCTGGCTTCATAGATGTTCACAACAAACCTAATCCAAACATTACTGATAATAATAATGTTATAGTCATCATTGTCCAAGCAAAAGTTGATATAACAAATAAACCTTTTAATATTTTTTCAATGTTCATAATTACCTCTGATGTTGAATTAATGGTGCTTGGTTATCTTCTAGGAACCAGGGGAACTCCTTACAACAATCTACACATATCTTCATGTTTAGTGTTCTAATAAGAAGCAGACCCTGTTTACATAATGGACAAAAGTGCATATTATACAACTAATGGCAAAAGTTCAAGGGCAAACCAGAATTGGTCTTCAAAAGTGTCTTTTTCATTAGTAATGATATCAACGATATTTTGAAGTTTGTCTAAAATATCAGAGTCAACTTCAACAGTTTCAGACAAAACCTCAACCATATAGTTGATCATATCATCAGAGAATTGTTCTTGGAGTCTGTCGTTTCGATCAGCCCATATATCAAAGGCTTGAGGATCATCTTTAGGAGATGCGTATGTGAAAGGGTTAGAGTAATCATTCAGGTTCATAATATAAGTTTCTCGTTTATCAAAAAGTAAGACTCATTATATTATGATATGAACAAAATGTCAAGGATTATTTTAAAATAATACCCGATTTTGGAGTAATAATTGGAGAGAATACTCTTTTATATTCTTCAATCATAGCAGCAGCTGGAGTTGCCTCTATGGCAATTGAATGTTTGTATAGATTGATAGTACCAGTAGCAAAAGGCATAACAGGAGCAATAGCTACTCTTACTCCTTTTTCAGTTTCTTGTAATATGATATTAGCGGCATTTTGAATGGTATAATATGTACCTTCGTTTGATAATACGTCGCCAATCATATCTTCGCCGACTAAATTCTTAAAAACTTGTATATTCATCATTAATTCCTCAAGTAAAAGTAGCCTCCCATGACTATAAAAGCATGAGAGGCATTGTTATAATTTATTCAGTCAAAAACATCTCAACATCTTGCTTTCCGTCACCAATAAGAATCTTTTTGGGCTTCCTATGTTCGGGAATAATATTTTCAAG